TAGGTGTCCATATCTCAAAAGGTATTTCATCTACCTCTTCCACATTCATTATGACGTTACCGACACGACAAACTTTCACTAACTCATCATGATCATCTTGGTTGCGATCATATCGCATGTAAATTTCATGCAGGTCATATCTTGGTGTAACTGAGTTGTCATCGTCTTGATCGTAATCACCGTCAAAATTTCTTGCTACACGCTCTGGAGAATCATATTCATCATAGCCAGAACTTGTTGATGCTTTTTCAATGTCTTTTAAGGCAAAACCCATGTCAAGAAGATCACTTTTTGTAACAAGATCCCTTTGCCTAACATATCGGGCATCTTTTATCTTTACTGCATTTTGATCAATGGCAAAGTTTTCAGGAGCTATGACTTCTACTTTAGTTTCGCTATACTCTTTAGTTCTAATCAACTTGCCGTTGTAATATAAAAACCCTGTATCTTCTTCGAGTATTTCTTCAAACTCTACCATCTCTACTTCAGGATCTGCCATTAATACTGCAAAAGCATCTTGTGACACATTTTCAAACGTATGGTTTGTCTTCATGTCTTCCATGTGTCGCCAGCGTTTAATTACACCTTGACGCTGTAACAAACCATCCATAAGCGAATCAAGAATGACACTAAAGCCATCGTTTTGCCTGTAAAACACGTATCTTATGTAGTCTGTAGCTTGTTGTGCGCCTAATACATCTTCTGGGCCTTCTGGCTCAAACCTTACTGTCTCATCATCTGCTATGAAAAGTTCAGCAACATCAGCCTTTATGTTTTCTACAGTCTGATAAACCTCTCTAGTGACTATTTTAGAATAACCATCACGCTCATTACCGTAAGGTTCGCCTAAGTAAAAGTCGATAAGGTCTGCTCTAGTTTGAGCAGCATCACTGTCCATATGATCAGAAACATTATCTTCATAAGCATTTATAACTGTATTTAGCTCTTTATTTGAAACTGCCATTATATTATCCAGTCATGTGTAATAGTTTCTTTACGTTCCCAAGGTCTGAGAAACTGCTTTTCATTCGATGATTGTGCAAATCTCTGACTTTGAAAAGCATAACGAGTTGCTGACATCAAGTCATCTTCTTTATCTACAATCTTACCATTATCACCAAAGTGATAAGTCCCGTACTCTTGTTGCCACATATGACAACTTCTAAACACTTTGAACAAACCTTTCTGCATTGCCCTAGTCATTGCAGTTATACCAGCAGATATTTTTATGTCACCCTTTGTCTGAGATATATCAGGTGGGTTTGTAAAATGCTCTGGTAAGAAGTTTGCCCCTTCTTGTCTGTACTGCTCTGCCATAGAGCTACCACCATCAAATGTTCTATTCCCATCATGCGGCCAAGCTATGGGCGGCTGGTGTTCTCTTGCTCTAAGTGCTATGCAATGTTCTACTGCGGTCTGACGAGACTCTCTGTATTCGTCAGTCACATAAAATGCACCGCTTTCTGGATTAATAGCACCCCAAACAATCGCTGTAGGGTGATCAAATCCAAAGTCAATACCACAAATTCTAGGCCAACTTGCTGGTATGTCAAAATCCTCTATCACAATCTTTTCAAGAGAAAAAGGAAAAACCATACCGCGTCCAAATACTGGTTGTCCTTTTGTACGCATTTCTCTTTCATTCGGAAGATACTGAGCCAATATTTGATCTTTAGTATCTTCATCAAGATGAGGTGCTTCATCCCATCCTGCTTGTATTAAAAACTGTCCTTTCTTCCTGTCTGTCATAAACTGATTGATGACAGGTGTCATACCGCTCTCAGGGGTGAATGTCATCATCACAAAACCCCTTTTATCTAATGTCCTAGTCAGACACTGAGTGTATATATTCTGTGCTGGTTGCTCATCAAGCCATACCCAGTCTAACGATGAACCCATAAACTTTTCTTCGCCCATCTCATAGGACTTGAAAGAAAGCACAGACTCACCTGTTACAACGCCAAAAGGATTATGATATTTCACCACTATGCTTTCAACCGCATTTGGAACTTGTGGCTTTCTTACTACATCAACAATACAGTCTTTTGGTATTGCTCCAGAGCCTCTGAGGTTCATGTTGACAGGATCGCCCAAAAGCTCTTTTTGTAAAATATCTCTTGTTGTTACTGTACTAGCACCTGCTGCCCATGCAGTGATAGGTCTAGAAAATCTTTTACCCCTCCACCAATCAGGATATTTACCTGTTAGATGGCAAGCTGTAATCCTAGCTCCTGTGTAGGTTTTACCTACCCTGTTACCTGCCATTGCTAAACATTGATTGTTTTCAAGCGTAGCATTAGCAAGTATCTCTTGCCATCCATACGGTTTCCAATCAAATAACTGGTTGTACCGTTTTCTTTCTTCTTTCTCTTGCATTAAAGCAAGAAGCTTTTGCTTTTCAGCCTTGCTTAAGTTTTGAGACATTAGTAGATGATTCAATCAGAGTTGATAGTTGTTCATCGAGTTCTGCATCCGATAGATCAGATACAGTCTGTTTAAGATTAACTTCTTTAGGTTTGTCGTGTCCTGTACGATGAAGTACGTCTTGAGCAGCTTTAAGTCTTATTTCAGGACGTATCTCAGGATCTACCATAATGTTTTCTATAATCTTCGTCGCTAGAGTAGCAACTTGATTGTCATCAACCAATTCATCTCTTTTTTCTTTGATTATAGTTTTTAGTTCTCTATATAGGCGATGTGCATTACCGTTGTCAGGCTTGTAACCTGCTAAGGTAAACGCATCAAGAACTGTCATTTTGGTAGGGTCTTTGCCTTCGTGATAACCACGAGCCATCAAGTCTACAAACTTAGACTGCATTGGGTTTAGTTTGCGCTTTCTTTTAATCAAAGAGAACCTCAATCGCTAAAGCAGTTGCGGACTTAACGACTCTAAATGTAGAATCTCCAGCCCCTCTTGCTGTTACAACACCAACTGGGTTATTGAAATCACATAGGGTTCCGACTCTTATGTAGCCATTGTTTATTGATTCTTTAATTTGTAGCTCCAAAACACAATCAGGAGGAAGTCCTATAGAATTATCATCTGTGCTGGCGATGAATGTTCGTGAGGATCCTGTTGATAAAGTAAAATCAGCACCGTTTGACGCTGAAGTAGTGCCATTAATGTAAACTGTACTCATTGTTACCTCGTTAGTTAGTAATAATATTGTGTGAAATAATGTTGCTAATTATTAAATGGTCAATCATAGTCATCCTATCTCAGCAGTATATTCTGTGTATGAACGCCCTAAGTAATCTTTTACTTCTTCTGTCACAGAAAGTGAAATATTCGTATGTATGTTTTTTTGTGCTACTGCCATATTGCCAGAATTATTACTGTAGGTGTTTATTTGTTTTTTAAGATTCTGCTCTTTGACAAACGCTACTCCGCCATCTATCCAATCTGAGCTATAAATGTACGAATGACTGCCTGCTTCATTTTTACCGTAAATAGCTCCTGACCAAGTTATTGTATCGCCTTGTACATTGCCGCTGCTCATACTTAAAAGATAGCCATCTTCTAATGTAGAAGCTATAAACTCGCTGTTTTCAAAAACTCTTTTAATAAACCTTGTATTAGTTTCTTCTGTGCTTCCTGAAAAAGTAGAAAGCATAGAGGGCATGCTGTCATTCATAAGTCTATCAAATTCATCATCAGAATAAGCTCTATTTAAAACCCAAGTATAAGCCATTAGTCTGACCTCAACTGCATAGTGACGCTATTTCCGTTTGACCAATTTATATTCATTGATCTATCAAAAGTAATTTGACTATCGGCTCCTGAGTTCAGTGATGAAACGCTAGAAGCAGTAAAATCAGATAGTGCTAAAGTTACTATTGTGCTGGTTGATGTATTATTGAACACAACCTTACTAAAATAATTTGCTGCATTTACAGTTGCAGGCAGTTGTCCTTGACCTTTAACTAGCAGTCTTAGTCTTAAAATATCGCTACTGCTTTGTGAGTTAAATAAATCTGCTATTAATGTTGACTGTCCTGTCGTTGTATGCGTTGTATCTACAGTCATACCATTGGCTAATTTGACAGTTCCGCTAATAGATCCAAAGGTTACGGCAGCATCTTTAGAAAAACCTAAAAATGTGTCATAAAGCAATGTTCCCGATCCTACTGTTATTGTAGCCTCGCTTATCAATCCAGCATCACCAGATGGTGTTTCGCCCCCAATAGTATTATTTAGAATAATATTATTTTCAATTATGTTGTGAGATATAACATTAGTCATAATAACTGCATTTTATGTAAGGCCACCCCTTTTACCACTGAGGGAAGCAAAAAGGGCGGCATCAACCGAAGAGAGAAGGCGGCTGATACCTCAAGTATATGTCTTTTGAGAACACTATGTAAAATAATCTGCAAAAGAATAGCACAATAATAGAATAATGGTATATACTCAAGCGGATTTTAAATCTCGGCCTTGAAGGATATGTCCAGGTAATCCCTTCACTCACCGCTCAAGGCTTAAAGCGCAAAAAGATACCCCATGGCGCATCTGAGTTCGGAAGGCTGAACAGGGGGTGGACTACACGCTAGTAGAAGGCAGCCGAGTTCGTTTAATTGCGTTAATGACGAACTGCCGAGGAACATAACCTCAGTAAAAGGAACTCAACTCAGGAATAAACCCTTGGGTTGGGGTTCTTTTGCCTCAGAACATATAAAACTACCTTAGAGAATTAGACCTAAATACCGTAAAACCTACCTAAATCAACACTTTATCTACGAATATACTCCTATGCAGT